TTCAACTCGATCTTCTTCTGTATCAGCATTAACAAAATCTTTGTAACCCTTAATCATAGAATTAAATCTATCTAAATCTGGACCAGAAATAAAACTTGATTTATGTTTTTCTGCAAGATCTTCTAGTTTTTTGTTCATTTTTTTGGTTGTTGTATCTTGTTCGATCTCTGCTCCGATTTCTTTTCCACGCTTAATTTTCTGACTAGCTGTTTCAGTACTTTGTTGATCTACGGCTGTTTCAATTTCTTGCGGAGAAAGAGATGCTCCTCTATCTGGTTGAGCATCAACAGGTTGACTATTTGGTGAATTACTTTGTACACCTGCTGTATAAGTGTTTAGAGCAGACGCTGGACCATCCATTACTTTTGGCGCTAGGTTTACAGCAGCAGCTGGTTGACCATCACCTTGTGGTGCTTCTCTACCATTAGTAGCTGTTGGCTGCTGCGCTGGTTGTTCGCCACCCAGTTCTTCTAATTTTTTTGCGGCTGCAGCCTTAACTTTATCAGTCGAACCTCTAGATGCATATTGACCTAACGATAGCTTGTTGTCTGTATCTGCAATTTTGGCAAGGGCTTCTTCCTCTCCATGAGTTGCAACGTCATCTTGCTCTAACAAATCTCTGTCGGCTGTATGAGCATTGAATCCACCAGCTAAGAATGAATTGACACGCGCGAAACCCCACTGTTGTGGAGTTGTATCTTCACGCAAGCCCATGTTCCATGATGCTACACCACGCGCATAGACTTCTTTGATGACCTTGACAGGAACACCAGTTTCATTCGACTTTCTAATTAGTGATGCTTGTTCGAGCGGAGCTAAAGAATAGTTCTGCTCTGCGATGATGCGCTTCATGATAGTATTGACTGAGTGAATCAGATTATCACGTGACATGCTTTCTCTTAGTTTCTTTTTCTTTACTGGCGTCGGACTAAGCGAAATAGACTTGAAGCCCTGACCAGATCTACGGCGACCTTCAGCTTGACGTAGTTTTGGCTCGATACGTTTTGCTAGACGAGCAATGGCTGTTTTTCTGCGCGCGATCTGACGATCTACTGCTGCGCGCGAGGAATAAGAAAGATCTTGATACTTTCTACCACGTAGAATGCGTTTGCGCATCATCTTGATTGCTACGCGCTTAGAGCGTCTACTAATTACCTTAGAGGTGGCTTTACGAGCAAGAGCGCGTCTTTGGCCAAGGCGAATCTTACCTTTGACACGACGCATTTGTGTGCGACGCTTTAGACGTTGGCTCAATGTAAGAACTGCTTCGTCTAGATCTTCAGAAAGATATTGTTTTAATTTATCCATCACAAGTTTAGCAGCAGACTTCAAACGAGAAGGCAGACCTGACTTGAACTTGGCTAGATCGCCAGCTTTCGCAGCAGCACGCATCTTTGACGCTGACATTCCGCCGACACCTTCTTCGTCTGGGTCGCGCTCGCCAGCGGAAACAACTTCGATTTCTTCGAACTTATATTCTGAACCGTTGTACTTGTTTGCTAGTGATTTGATATTTGCAAGACGATCGGAACCGACAACGATAATGACCTTATCGTATTTGTCTTCGAGCATTTTAAGCAAGCCGATAAAGCCAGCAGGATACATACTCTTTGGTGTATCTTGTACGATTCCTGGGAATGCCATCTTGGCTAGTTTTAGTTTATCGGAATAAGGCAATGGATTCTTATCATCGCCTTCTGTTCTTGACAAGAAAAGACGAGCGTCTGCTTTGTTAGCTTTAGCGACAGCTTGAATTTTATCTACCAGTTTTTCATGTCCGACTGTTGGCGGATTCATGCGACCGAACGAGAACACAACTGACTTCATCGCAGCTTCTTTGATACCATCAGCGCGGATGATGTATTGTGGGTTTAGTTCGATAGCATTTGGCGCATCACCAGAAACGGTTTTGCCTTTCTTGAGATTGTTTAGAATATCTTTGCCAGAACCTTTCTTGAAAGGAGCAATTCTATTAGGCTCGACTTCCTTGGTCTTGGTTTCTTTTTCTTGGGCTTGTGCTTGTTCGCCACCGACCTGAGTTTGAGCAGTGTGTACGCTAGGATCTTTGGGAGGTTGAACATGAGCAGCTGCATCTTGGTCACCAGAATCACGACGACGCTTTAGTTATTCTTCAGCTGCATTACGTACGACGAGATCTTCGCTTCTTGCGAGATTAGCGATAGATTTGCTAGAACTCTTTGGATCTTGAATGAACTTGAGTCTAGCTTGAGTTTCGTCTGCTTCTTTGATTACTTCTATAAAGGACTTCATCTTATCTCCAGGATTGCCTTAGCTTTCTGAGCCACATACTATTTAGTAAAAATTAATCTTTGTCTTCGAAGTCCAGTTCCTCTGGTGCACCATATTCGGTGTCTTCTGGATAATCATCAATATCGTCGACATCAATGTCAGATTCTTCGTCATCATATTCGTCATATACTGCATCTGGTTCGTCGAGTTCTTCGATCTCTGACATATCAATTTCGTACCAGTTAATCATACCTGCTTCGTGGAAGTCGCGGATATAATAGTGCTCTTCTAATTCGCCCAACTCGTCTAGGATTTCTTCAGCTTGTGACGCATACTCATCAAATTTGTCAAGATCTTGGTCTGTAGTTTTACGACCAAGAGTTGTCTTGCGAACAACAGCTAATGCTTTGTCCAAGTGTTGAGCAGCTTCACGAACTAAACCTAGTTCTTCATCAAACTTACGCGCAGCCAGAGCAGAGAATGCTTCTGATGCAAGTGGCGAGATGTCAAAGTTTTTAGTTTCGTAGTTGTCGATGATTAGATTCATACTGCAGTTTCCTTAATTTTATTTCTTTGGTGCAGGTGGTTGTTCTGGTTCAGTCTTAGCTTTCATAGCTAGAGCAGCACCACCAGCAGCGAGAACGATGCCAAGACCAGTTGCCCAATCCATAGCATCAAACTTACCATTGTTGTAAAGATCGTATACTGTTAAACCGAAATAAACAAACACACCCTTTGCCCATAGTAAACGACCTAGATCTAGTGTTTGATTATCTTTACCAGTAAAGGTATTTCTTAACATGTCTTTTAGCGATGTCATAAATGTTTTCTCCTTATTGTCGGACATAACAATTCTCCATCACCTTACATGAAACTATTTAGTGGTTTTATACCTTGAGATAGACCCTGAATGGTCAACATAAAAGGTCTCAAATTTCATCTCTGGGAACTCAGATTCAAGTTCGTGTAGTGCATCTAGGTTTGATTTGGCGTCGTCAAACAGGCGAACCATTTCATACTTACCATCCTTGATTAGTTCTCGGATGACTACCTTTTTGTTTTGGGCTGAGTCAGCGCCACCGACATTACCAGCGCGGTGAACATATACTTTACTTATATCGAAGCCATACTTCTTGAATGTATCAAGGAACACGTTCTTGTCGTCTAGATCGCCGCGAGCAGTGACGATGACTATCTTCTTGTTAGCAAATGCGCTGAATCGCGAGATGATAGACTTGGCTGTCTTAAACACCGTGGCGATCGGCTTGGCTGTTTTCTGAAACACCTCGGCACTGCGAAAGTCAGAGAAGTCAAGTGACTCTCCGCTCTTTACTTTATACACATTGAACTCAGCAGGAGTCAGCGACTTGATGCGCTTGCCACCCTTTACGATATGGATCTTAGTATCTGTGGTGAATAGCGTGTCATCAATATCAAATATTGTCAGGCTGGCGGTCTTTGATTCAAACAATCTCATTTAATTGGTCCATTTACTAGCCAAGCGGTGCAAGATCGACTGGCAGCACACTTGAAGTGAAACAGATTACAATAACCCAGCTCTGCTAAATCAACAGTCTTCTCACCGTCAACGTGCTTAACATCATTGACAATACCAGATTCAATACACTTTAACATCTTCGGTGACTCATCAAACGCAGCACAATTTCCACACTTCATAGTTTTGGCAGTAGCTTCGTCAATCTTCCATCGTTTGGCTGCATCTTTCCAGTAATTTCCTGGCTCGTTAGGATTAGCTGGACCATAATAGTATTCGTCGATTGCATGCTGACGATTTTCTAGGTTTACATGAATATCCTGTGTAGCAACAGGACAAGATTCTTCAAGTAAGAAAGGAATAAACTTTTTCATCTTTGCCAACCTTTTAGTATATCTGGTGAGAAGTTTGCGCGCGAGAACTCAAGACGATCTACAATTTTGACTGCGTTCTTGCCAGTATGATCAATAGCAACGTATCCTTCTTGACTTGTAGCCATAAATCCTACAGCTGTTTTTAAGAATGTACCGATGCCTTCTGCTTTGTTCATTTTAGAAACAATAACAATCTTGGCTTCGACGAGTAGTTTCATCAAGTCAAACACCTTGGCTATTTCCATAGGATCGTTGTTGCTGAAGAACTTTAATACTCTTTGTTTTCTTTCACGAACTGCTTGCTTACCAGCTTCAGTTTTCTTTGAGTCTTCATCTTTCTGAAACTTGTCGGTGATGAACTGAACTAGACCACGAACGTGAGATGCGCCATTATCAATAATAGGTTGACCCATTCTAATCTTGCTGTTGTTAAAAGTCTTAGTCATAATAAGCAGTTCTTCATCATTAGCAAAGCCATTTAGAATAGCTGGCTTGATAGTTTGAAATAATGTACCAGCCCTAGAAAGAACCTTTGTAACTTCTTCGGTTTCAGTTTGCGTCATGGTAGCTGTACCAGTCACATCGCGATAAGTCGCGTCATCAAACCAGACATTTTTGCTTGCTTTTAATTTACTTTTAATGTTTTTACCGAAGCTGGCTTTCATTGTTTCAAAAGAACTGCCAGTATAAGTTGTGTGCCAGACGATTCCCATCTTAGCACTCTGAATCTGTTTTGCTAATTTAGTTTTGGTAGGAACTGCATAGACGATAGTGTTTGGGTGAAATGTCACACAAGATTCACCGCCAATTTCCTGCGTTCTTAAGTCTGACTGAGTAAACATCAGGTCACCTTGGATAACACCTTTGATGCCCAACTCAGGTAAATACTTTAGACAGGTTACAAGTTTATCAGCTAGGTCGCCCGATGTATCAGCGCGCACTTCAGCTGGTGTCTTATAGACTTTAGGATTCTTGTTAAAGATACCTTTCTTGGCTACAAAGAACTTGCCATCACGAGGATCGATGCCAGCAAATACAGCAGGTGCGCCATCCCACTTCACAGTGGTGTTTACTTTTACATTGCTATTACCAGCAAGCATGTCGCGTAGTGACTGAAGAAAGTTAATTGATTGTCTTGCTCCATCAACACCACCGTTTAGAACATTATCTTCAAGATGTTCCATGTGTGTGTTCTTTGCTTCGACGAGATATTTGTTAAATCCAATCATAGATCTTCCTTTTTGCGTAATCTATTTAGGTAAAAAGGGAGCCGAAGCTCCCTTTGTTACTTTTTGTAGGACCAGCAGGTGTGGTCTTCAATCAATTGACGGTGTTGTATCCACTGTCGGAAGTTGCCAGACCAAGCATTACCTTTGTTGTCAAATCCAGTCGTTCCTTTCACTTGAACATCACCAGCCATACCATACGTCAGCGGTGTAGCCTGATGCTCAAACGGCGAAGCATGAACTGGCTTTGATTCTACCAGACGCTTAAAGATATCGCGAGCCTTCTCAAGCGAGTCATCTAGTCTGCGGTAGGATACCTGAGCGCAACAAGACGACGAGATAGCCAGCGCGTCTTCTAGTGTATCCTCTGAATCGAACGACCACTTACCGTCAGCGTAGTAAGGAACGTGCCATTCATTAGCACCAATATTCTGAATGTTGCTCTTGTTGTATTCTTCCCACATCACAACAGCTAGTTCGTGAATCTCTGGTTGCGCGTCAGGATGATTGCGTAGCCAGAAGAAATTGTCAAACTCAGTAGCGGTACAAACAACTTTAATCATAGTAAATGGTTCAAGGATGCGATTCACTAGCTGTTTGTGATAGCCAGCAAACGCATAACGATTAGCATATTCAACCGCAGACTTCATAGCCTGCAACCAAATCATCGTTCCTTCTTCTGCGCTTAGTTCTTCCTTCGCACTCATTCCTGGCTGGTTCTTGCCCCAGTGAATAGGTTTGGCTGTATTGCTTTCTACCAAGTCAATCATCTTGCTGACTGGAATGGCACGAGAACTCGCAGCATTGCGCGAGAATAGGCGGTGCGTCATGAACTCTGCGTGAATAAAGCGCGGATACTCAAGTTCGAATGTTGTGAGTCTCACGTCATCAGGTGAGATAGAGTCAGCGATAATCTTCGCCGAGATGTTTCCTTTGCCAATCATAATTTCTCCAAACAAAAAGGAGCCACCCGAAGGTGGCTCAAGTACCACTACCAATATTTAGTTAGAAAGCAATAGCGTCTTCTGCGGTTTCCACTTTAGGTTCAGTCGCAGAAGCATCAGGCTTCTTCTTGCTTGTGGTCGGATCGATCTTGGTGTAAAGGTCAAGCCAGCTGTCACGAGTGTCAGTATCGAAGCGAGCAACGCACAGCTTGATAGCTTTCAGTCGGTCTTTGAACATCACATACGCACGAGCGATATGAAGCAGACGACGAGTAGACATGGTTTCGTTAGCACCACCATCATCGAAAGTCTTACGGATAGTTTCAGCCCAGTCGGTCAGATAGCCGACGAACTCTTCTTGCTTGTCACCAAGGGTGTCAAAGAATTCTTGAGTCAGGATGTTAGCTTCGGTTTTCTTGGTCGGATATTCCTGCTCCATGGTGATAGAGAATCGCTCAAGGAATGCTTCGTTCAGGAACTGCGTACCAACGAAACGACCGTCTTCCGAACCTTTACCTTTGGTGTTCGCGGTAGCGATGACGTTGAATCCAGGAACAGGATACACCATCTCACCAGTCTTCTTGTTAAGGAACGGTTTACCTTCGAGAATAGATTGCAGAGCAGTAAAGCCTTGCGCGGTTGCGTAGTCAACTTCGTCGAGCAACAGGATGGCGCCACGTTTGGCAGCAGTGATAACAACACCCTCTTCGAAGATGACGTTGCCATCGACCAGCGTCTTGTCGCCGAGCAGGTCAGACTCGTCGGTCAGCGGAGTGAAGTTGACGCGATACATTTCGCGCTTCAGTTCGGCACAGATTTGCTCGACCATCGCGGTCTTACCATTACCAGATTGACCAGTAATAAAGACAGGATAGAACATGTTGGAGTCGATGATACGTTTCAGGTCAGCATAGTGACCGAACTTGACGTAGTTCTTGTTCTTCTCAGGAACGTTGGTGTCAAAAGTATTAGAAGCGACACGACGTTCAGTGTGAACGATATTCTCAACGACAGGAGCAGTCACTTTGGCTGCGCGTTTGAGTTCTTCTTGTTTCGCGATACTCATCGGAACTTTCACAGGCTGAGTGTTGTTGACAGCGAGGTGCATACTCGGAAGCATGTAAGTACCGCGACCGACACGCAGAGATTTATCGTTAGCGATAAACCCATAAGAACGACCGCATTGTTCTTCAACAGCAGACAGTTCGGCGCGAGTGAATTCCGTTTTATTCGGAAACATTTCCGCAGCTTTTGACAAAAATTCGATTTGATTAACTTTCATAGTATATTCCTTGGTAGAGGTGTGGTTTTCAACTTACAAACATAGTATAACTGAATTAGACTGCGAAGTAAAATAATACACAGTAATTCTATAATATCTAGCAAAATCAATGACTTAAAGTTCTAATGAAATCAATGACTTAGCAGACTACGGCTCCTGTCAGACATCCCAGAACAAGCGGTTCAGACAGTATTGATATCCGTATGCTTCAACTTCCCATGGCTGAAGAAAATACTCAAACTCCTTCAGGTCATAGTTCTTTCTTCCATACTTTGCTACACGATAGTTTTTGATTACAAGTTTGCCAGTTGCGAACTGCCAAGCATGAGTCAATTCGTGGAATAAGATTTCCGTATATTGTTGCGGAGTCAAGTCTTTCTTAAACATCTTCTGGTTTACTTCGATGCTAAACTCTTCTGGTTTAGTACCGTGGTCTGGAATGTGCGGATCGCACCATGCTTCAGCATGAGTGTTGCTTGACACAAACTCAACATGAACGTGACCAAACGCAAACTTCTTATCAGAAGGAATATTGTCTACGAAAAACTTAACTGCTTTCCTAGTGTATGGTTTTAGTTTCTTTGGTACTTTACAAGATGTGATTCGCATGGTTATCCTTATACAATTTTAGCAGCGATGTCATCAATGAATTTCGACAGAATGACGCGGTTATCTCGTTTAGATTGAGAGTGTGAAGCAAAAGATTTTTTGATTTCTTTGACGATAGCTTCCTCGTTCTTGATAACTTTTTGTTTCTTCGGAGGAACAGGTGCAGTCGGATCGTGTTCCTGTTCTTTACCACCGACGACATAATCATCAAAGTCAAAATCCCATTCGTCGTTGACAACAATGTTCTTGTTAGACACGAGGAAGAAACGGTCAGCACGGAACGTTTTGGTTTTATGAATTACAGCAAACCCATTCTTGAGTTTGGCGGAGTAGTCACCGCTCCACTGACGCGCAGTGTTTAAGACAGAGCGAGTGTCGGAGATGTAATAACCGATAATGTTTACACGACCATGATTGCGGTCGCGAATCAAATCAAAACCCAGATGCGTTTCACAGTTGCGGTCGTGAGCAGTTCGATAGGTGACACCAGTTTTCGGATCAAAGATGTGATACGAACTACCCCACCACAGATTGCGATTGCTACCAGATTCACCATCAGTCAGAACAATGACGTTGGTGACTTCAGACTTGTGCTTGGCGCGGAACTGCTTTACATACTCAGAGGTGATAAACAGCGCAGCATTCAGCGGAGTACCGTTGAGATGGAAACAACTAAAGTCACCATCACGAATAACGCTGTCGCGCGGAAGCCAACTATATTTGGCTTGCAACTCGCTGTCCCAGTAGTTGGCACCCTCGTACACAGAGATTGCATAGAAGTTAGCGACGTGTTGTTTGAATTCAGAAGCAGTAGATTCAGAAGACAGCATCTCAAACATAGTCACATTGTTATGTACACCGTAGTCTCCGTCTTGCTCTTGCGGTTTACCAGTTGAGAAACTAGGAATGCGATTAGCGAAGATCTGAACCGAGAACGGAATACCAACCTTGCGACAGAACATAGCGAGGTTGATAGTTTGAATGACGGTGTCAATAAGCTGGTTGCTCATAGAGCCAGACCAGTCAACAATCATTACCATCGAGTGGTTCTTACCTTTGTGTTCGATAATGTTGCGACGGAAGATGTCATCTGACAACTGATACTTGGAAAGTTTCTTCATATCAAGACGACCAGATTTAGAATACTGAGTGCGAGCATACGAAGTTGCGCGTTTCTTGGACTCAAATTCCTTCACCATCGTATTCACGATGACAGTTTGTTGAGCCAACATTTCGTTGGTGGAATTGTTGATGCCAGAAGTAAGGTTAGAAAATGCGTGGTTGAGAACTGCATGCGATTGTTTAGCAGGAATCACCCAGTCTTTCAGATTCACATTACCAACTTTCATAAAGGTATCTTTGTTACCTTTCTGTGCTGCGTTGTTCTCGAGGTTAAACATGCGTTCGCGGTATTCTTTATCAGTGACAGAACTGATACCGTCAACTGAAGCATCTTTACCAGTAGCTTCGTTCGGATCTTCATCGTCTGATTCAATTCCGTCACCACTGCCTTTGCTTTCTTTAGCACCACCAGAAACTTCCTGCATCAGCATTTCAGTTTCGTTGGTCTGAGCCTGTTCCTTAGCGTATGCGTACAGTTCGCGAGCAATGCGCTCAACATCTTCCCAAGTTTCAGCTTGGTCGATTTTGAATAGCCAGTCGCGCTCTTCGTCGTTAAACGGAACGTGCACGAGCGAGCCGAGTTTGTAGTAGATATTGATGCGGTCAATAAGCGAAGCAGTATTGACATCGACGTTGTGTTTCTTCATGCCAAAGAAGTCGTCTTCGTTCAGGCGACCATAACCCTCGCGGAAAGTGTTAGATGCGCCAGCGAAACGACGCTTGATAGTTTTCTCAATGCGAGCATCTTCGATGATATTGAGATAGCCTTTAAGGTTCGGGTCATTAACAACCGCAGTGTGCCAGCCATCAGCTGGAGTATAGAGCGCATGCGCCATCTCGTGAATAGTCAGCAGGTCATAAACTTCCTCGCTGGTTTTCCAGATTGGCATATACATCGTGCGCGTCTTCGGATCGAAGGACGCAGTAGCGAAGTCGGGCGAGCGGACAATGTTGATATTCTCGGTTGCGATTAGACGCGCGAGATATTCTTTAGATGAGTTGTATTCGTAAAACGATTGTTCGGACATAAGCGATACTCCTTTCAGATACACCTATTATACCGCGAAACGCACACTGAATAAAACAATAAAACCCTTACAAATCAATGACTTGCAAGGGTCTTAAAATAGCTAGGAAAATCAGTGGGTTGAAAACCCTTATAAATCAAGGACTTACATTAGAACTGAAGTTCCTTGAATTTTCCTTTGTTTTCGCTAGTTTTCATTCTTGTTCCGAATTCACTATTATCGAACGCAGGTTTATCCTCTTCGTTGCTTAGGGATTGCGCCGATTGTTCGACGTCATACAGGCGCATCTTTGCGCGGTCAACACCAACAACAAATCGTTTGTGGAATGTCGGATCGTTATAACGGTTCTTCAACTGCTTAATCATCAATTGACCAAGGGACTCTAGTTGCTCGGATGAAATCAAAGCGAACATCAAGTCAGCGGTCGCTGGCAAACCAAAAGACTCAGAAGTGTCTTCCAATCCTACGTCGGTGTTGCTGTATCCACCTCGTGTAGTTTGGGTCGCAGATACAACTGGTACATTAAATTCTACGGCAAGACCGCGAAGTTCTTCAGCGATAGCCTTAATGTAAGTGTAGCTGTTGACATTGGCGCCAGACTTAATTCTGGACGAACAACAAATGTTAAGATAATCGATATAGATAATATCTGGAACGAAGTTCTTCTTTAGACGAAGCTCGTTCAACAAATGACGGAAATGTCCAGAGCCAGCCGAAGCGGTTGGGAACTCCTTGACAATTAGTTTACCAACAGTCTTTTGACGGACTCGGTCAACTTTCTTTTGATAGGTGTCGCGTGGCAGCGATTCAAGATCTTGAATATTCGTATCGAGTAAGTTTGCGTCAATTCTTTCAGCAATCTTCTCTTCTGCCATCTCCATAGTAATATAGAGCACATTCTTACCTTTAATCAGGTTAGCCGAAGCAAAGCTACACATAGCGAGGGACTTACCCACACCTGTACCAGCAAGAATGATATTCAAGGTTTTCCTCGGAAGTCCACCTTTAGTGATACGATTCAAGTAATCTAAGTCAAATTCGATACGCTCTTCTCTGCGATGATAAAAGTCAAAACGAGATTCATAATCTTCAAGGAAGTCGTGACCGATGTTAGTGTCAAAGCTGACACCGAGAGCGTCCGAAAGAAGCTTCGGAATCGCGCCACGCGACGATTCGGTTTTGTCGTCCATAATTTTAATGGACTGCATAATCGCGTTATAGATTGCCTTGTCCTGACAGAACTTCTCAGTCTTGTCAACCAGCCAATCCATTGTGTGTTCTTCGGTAGCCAAGTCGCCGATTAGTTTCTTGGCTTGCTCAAAGCGCACGCCATTGACTCCGTCTTTACCAGACAGGTCAATAGCCAACGCTTCCCGAGTAGGAAGCGCGTTGTACTTGTCGATGTATTCCTTTACGATTTGATAAACAAGTCGCTGGGAATCATCTGCAAAGTATTCTTCTCGAACAAAGGGTAGAGCCTTGCGACTATACTCTTCGTTGAATGCAAGATTCGACAGTATTAGTTGTTCAATCATTAATCTTCAATTCCATCAAACACTTCGCTGACTTCATCATCACTCATGATGGCACCGTTAGCGATCTGATAATTTTGTTTAATCCAGTCTTGGAAAGTTGGGTCGCCGAGTACTGGTAGCCAGAACTCTTTGCTATCTGTATCTTTAATACGGAACTTCTTCTCTTCAACTTCACCAGTTGTAGTATTGACGCGCGAGTACCAGCCATTACTTGGCTTGACTACGTGACCTGATTCGGTTGCCATATCTAGCAGACCAGACCAAGTAGAGATACCACCATCAAACGAAACTGTCACTGGAATCTTCGACTTCTCGCGAACATAGCGCGACTT